CGGAATTGCTTTTAACAAATCCAGAACATAATTGCTGTTTGCCATTGATACGGTTCTTGTGAATAATGGGTATCTGCTACCTACCTCTGCAATTTCCTCTGTGTTGTTTCCATAAAGTGCTTCTGCGGCTTCATATGCCATCCAATTCTTTGCCATGTTGTTTTTCTCCTTTTCTTTTTAATACTTGGTTTTCTTGTTCTCTTGTTTGTTCTTACTTCTTCTCTTGCTGTTCTGTTTTCATCTTGAGGATTTTCTTTTTCCTCCCTCTTGATGATTCTATATTAACACATCTTGTTCTGTGTGTCAATACGTTTTTGTAAATCTTTTAAAATCTTTTAAAATCTTTTCTCTTCAATCTGGTGTACTATCTGGTAACGATTCTTCTGTGCAACCACATTCACAATCGCAAACTGTAATCAATCCTAACTTGATACAAGCATTGTCAACTGCTTCTTTCAACTGTAACAATCCTTCTTCGTCCACGATTCCCAAACCACCTTTAAGGAACACCTTGATTTCTTTGCCATCCTCTTCTGTTACCAACTGTTCTGCAACGGAATAACCCAAATGTTTGTTATCTCTGTCGAACGCTTCCGAAATTACAACATTACGTTGTTCTTTGAATTTCTGTTTTGACAGTTCTTTGTATGTTAGTCTTCCCATTCTCCTGCACCCCCTTCTTCGCTATTATCTGGGAGTTCAATGATTGCTTGGAAACGTAACTGTATATAGTCCTCATCCACCAATGAACAAATGTTGTCAAGGTTTACATTGTCTACTAATGACTTGAATGGAATGGTTGCATTACCATCTTTGTCAAAACTGATTCCACCTAATGTAAAGATACCTAAACTCATCGGATTGCCACTTGCTGTTTTTGCATGAACAGTAATGTCATTGTTCAGACCTTGCAACAATTCAACGCTTGTTACAATCTCATCATATCGGAGTTTGAACCTTAACTGTACAGTTCGATTCTTTCCAATGGATAACCCTTCAAAGGTTGCTATCCCTTTTTGTTTGAATTTCTTTTCCAATCCGTTTTTCTCCTTTCTCTCTGTTTTGTTTTGAACTCTTGTTCTCTTTGTTGTCTATCCTTCTCTCTCTGTTTCATATAAGCCTGTCTTGCAAGATATGTTTTTCCTGCATTTCTACTTCCTTTGCTTATAATCATATTATACTCTTGTTCATCCTCATTGTCAACATCTAAATCAAAATTTGTTTGTAACTTTTCAGAAATGTCCTGTCCTTCCACAAGGCTCTGTACAAGTGGTAAATCCTCTGGTTTTATCATAACCCATACTTCGCCAGTGTTTAAGAATTGTAAAGCAAATATAGGCAGTTTATGGCTTACAGCCGCATTTTGTTCTAATATATGAATATCGTTCTGTTTAATGCTAATGCTCTGCTTGTCCGTAGATTTCAACTGACAGATACACTGTTCATTCTGTCCGTCCTCTTTCTCAATCCATCCTGCTCCACTGTTCTTTGTTGGCTTGAATCCTAATCTACGCATAACTTCTTCTTCATTCTTACGGTAGAACTTTGTTGAACGCTTACCCATTTGTTCTGTTCTCCGTTTCCTTTAAGCATTTATCTCCACTTGGACAGCATACACACACTATATCATCTTTATCATATTTCCCAAAACATCCAACATGTGACTTTGTTTTGTTATGTTCTTCCTTAAAATCACTTGTGCATGAATAGTACAGTTTGCATTCTGAACATTTTCTTGCAACATCATCTGGTGGTATGCTCTCGCAATAACATTCTGGTTTCTTTTCTTCTGAATATGGATATTGTTTTTCCATCATCTTCTGGTATTCTAAACAATACTGCTTTTTCTCATAAGGGCAACACTTGCAAACTTCTTCATCTTGATACATTGCATGAAAACAATCTGGTCTGTTTTTTACTACATCAATAATGCTTTGTTCTTCATCCTCTGTTATAATATCATCCTCATGTATAATATATTTACCATTGTTTGTGCTCAAACATTCATTGGTTGTTTTTACCAATTCTGGTGTTGTAATGCAACTTCTTCCAACATTAAAGTTGCAACCTAAATTGTGGCAATGCTCTACCCTTACAATCTCTGTTTCTTCCTGTTGATTGTATAACTCCATTTCGTTTGTCTGTGTTCCGTCTTCCTTCTCTACAAAGGATAGGGCAAATTCTAATGTTTGGTGTCGTTCTTCTCTGGTCTTTGTTTCCCTTAACACTTCCAAAATCTCGTTTGCTGTCAACAAATCAATACTGCACCTGTTTGACTTTCCTGCAACACAACTTTCTATGGCTTCCTGTACTTTGTTCCCTAACTCTGTGATGTCATATGTTTTGTTAATCTCCATCTTGTTCCCTCAACTTTCTGTTTTGTTCTTCTATCAAATATTCAAGGTATGTTTTCTTTCCATGATATTCTGCATAATATTTTGTTCTTGCTTCTTTTAGTTCTTCCAATCCGAATAAATCTCGGAACATGGTTTCCTGTTCACATACTCGGAAAGAATAACTGTCAATACATTCTTTCATGGACATTGTTATTTTCTCCTTTTCTTCTTTCTTGACTTTCCTGTTAGGCTCAATGCGATTGCTACCGCTTGGTTCTGTGGTCTACCCTCTTTCATTAACAAACTGATATTCTTCGCTATTGTCCATCTGCTCCGTCCTCTACTCAGTGGCACTTCTTTCCCTTCCTTCTATTTCTTCTTTCTGATGGTATCATAGATTCCATACACGACAACTGCGGCAACTTCTATTAAGATACAATAAGATACAAGCAACAAATCCGCAAGCAAACTCTGATATATACATTATGTTCTATTCCTCCTTTTACTTTGTTTGAACTTCAACACATTCAACCTTTTGTCTATCTGTTTCAATTCCAGATAGTTCTTGCAATGTTTCTTTCTGTGTTCTAGTTCTGCTATTTCCTTTGCTTCATCTACAACCACTTGTTGTAATTCTGCTAACCTTGAAATGTTATAGCAACCTTCCTGTACTACTTCTTGTAACAATCTCAATGCATTACCCACACTTTCTGCTGTTCCTAATACTATCGGTGTAACATCTTTCAACCGTTTTGCAAAATCCCTAACTGTCTGTTCATCCAATCCTGTTGCGTAACAGGTATTCTGTATCATTGCTTCTTTTTGTTCCTTAGCATAATCATACCCGTTTGTATTCATGCTGTCAACTCCTTTTGTCCTATTTTCTAACAATCCCTTCTGCTATGTTCTGTATTCTTTGTTTGTCTTCTTTGTTTAACCTGTCCCACAAATCAAAACCTGTTGTTCCATCGAAGTCATAAAAACAATAACCATATTGTGTTTTGTTCTTTATCCACTTTGTTGTGTGTTCCTCTTGCATGTTGGTAAGTTGTCTTGCAACTTCATCATACTTTTTGTCACTCCACACACTGTTGTCTGCTTCATAATACAGATAACTATGTATCAATATTACTCGTTGTAAGAAATCAATCTTTAGTTTATCTGTCCAATATACGGGGAAGTTGTACATTTCTGTATACCCCCTATCTATCTAACCATACAAGGTAGGAACTATCTTTTGTTTCTACTCTCATAATGTTTTCGCCATCTTTCATCCCTGTCCATGAACAAACAAAACCAAATGAGTTATGACTGCAAATTTTAAATGTTCCGTGTTCTTCTGTTTCATTCCACATCTTTAAACATTCATCGTATGCTTCTTCTTTTGCTTTTGATGCTTTACCATATACATCCCTTAATGTATATCCTTCGCATCTGTTTCCCATTTCATAAACCTTTTTGCCAGCCTTTGTACTAAACTTTAATTCATTCATCATTGTTTTGTTCTCCTTCCAACTTTGTTTTCCTTTACCTTATGGCTTTATTATACAGCACTTATGATTGTTTGTCAACACATTTTATAAAAATTGTTTTCTTTGTTCAAAACTATAACAACCTGTCAGAACTGCTTCTGTCAATCTCTGATACACCTTTACTGCTTCTTCATTTGTTCTATAACCTTTTGTTACATAGGTATCAGATTCTTTATCATACAAGCCAATGGTGTATTCATTTCCATTCTTGTTAAATTCAAATCTCTGTCCATTCTGTACATCTTCTAAAACTGCGATTGTGTAATACATAACTTGTTCTCCTTCTCATTTTGTTTTATTGTTTACCTTTACTGTAATTATATAGTAACATATGTTTTGTTATAAGTCAATCCGTTTTGTGTAAAAACTTTTAACATTTAAAACAGAACAAGGTGGCAATTAAGCCACCCTCTGTAATTCCTGTAATGCTGTTTTGTATTTATTATTCAGTGCATACAATCTGAAATTGTTAATGGTATCTTTTTCCATTCCCTTAAATACTGCGATTGCAAGGATGTTCTTTAATTCAAGTCCTGTCTTTTCTAACTTTGTTACCATTCCAATGCATCTGTAACTGAATGTTGCTCGAATACCATTTGTTTCTGCTTCTGTTCTGATTGCTTCTACAAAATCAACAAGTTCTTTGTTTCCTTTTGCAATATGCATTTCAATGTTCTTGTCATATCCAAAATCAATAATTGCGAATCTATCCAGTGTTGCTTGGTCTAATACCAATCGACCTGTGTACATTTCATCTGCACCAGAACCAACTGTATTTCCTGCCGCAACAACTCTGAAATTCTTATGTGCTTTGATTTTACCATTTGGAAATTCAAAATATCTGTTTGCGATTGCCGCATTTAATAATACTAACACTTCTGGAATAGATGCATCCATTTCGTCAAGGAAGAAAATTCCACCGTTCTTAAATGCTTTGTAAAACTCTGTTTCATGGTATACACCACCTGCATCAATAAACCCTGTCAATTTGTATTCCTGCTGAACACTGTTTGTAAAGTAGAACTCTAAACCAAGTTCCCAACTAATCTGTTCCAATGTGTAGTTCTTTCCACTTCCTGCTGGTCCTGCAAGATAAACAGGAATATCATTCTCAATACAAGCCTTAATCATATCGAATTTGCTGTGTTTTACTTCTTTGTTCCAATCCTCTTTTGGTTCTTCCTTTTTGATTGGTTCTGCTTTCTTTACTTCTGGGATTCTTAATTCTACACTGTTGTCAACTTTCTTTGCTTCTGTTCTTCCTGCTCTTCTTAATTCATTTGTTGTTCTATCGTCTGCTCTGAAATTCTCTGGTTCTTTGTACTGTGTTCCAATTCCATTCTCATCGAATGTATACCAATATAAAATGCCTTGAATCTCAAAACAATAAATACCCTGTTTTTTCAGTTCTCTTATTTCTTTGTTATGTTTTCTGAATGTACGCTTAATATCAACAACACCAAAATCTGTTTTTGTTTTAGCAATTACATGTTCATCATCTTTCTTAATAACCTCTACAAATGTTCTTGTTTTCATCATCTTATTTTCTCCTTCACTTGATTGTTTTGTTTTATCTCTTACCTTGTAACTATATTATAATATATAAATATATATAAGTCAATAGTTATTTGTAAAATATTTTAATTTATTTTGTACTTTTCAATATCTGTGATTTCCTTTTCTGATAATTCAGCAGGAATCAAATACTCGCCCTTGTTCAATGCTTGTTTATACTCATAAGCACCACAAGGTCTGCCATAACCCATTTCAAAACCACTGTAAGAACATTCCTCGCTACGTTCCCATACTGCAAATATAATTCTGCGTAACATACTTGGATGCACCAACGGAAATGCTGTCTGTTTGATGTTTAACTTTTGTGCAGATGATTTTATTCTAACTTTGATAATACTTGTGTTTCTCTTTTCAGAACCAAACAAAACATTGAGGTTCACTCTGTAACCTTGCTTCTCCATCCTGTTCACTAATTGTAATACCTTTACACTTTCTGTTCTGATTGTTTCAGCACTCACACAAGCACTGTAAGAACACATTTTGTTAATGGTAATAACTTTGTTCTTTTGTGGAACTGTTTTCTTGTTAATCATGTTTGTAGGAATCCCTTGTAAATATCTTGGTACAGAACATTGATAACCTGCAACATCATATACAGTTCTTTGTTTCAATGAAACATCTGTGTTCTTCGCTTCTACTCTTCCTTTAATTTCTTTTGTTCCATGTTCCCAACCATGCAATAGCAGGTCTTTTGCTTCATCAAAATTTCTTGTTTCTGTAAAACTTCTGTCTCCGCTGATACTATCTGGACCACCTGCTTTGTTCTTGAAATTTGGGTATGCTTCTTTTGTTTCTATGAAATGTACCAACTCTGTAATATTGCTGAACTCTGTAACATACATTTTACCTTCGTTATATTTTCTCATCTTTCCTGCTCCTTCTCTGATTGTTTTCTGTTCTCCATTTCCTTTGTGACTATATCATAACACAACACAAAACAAATGTAAATACGTTTTGTTGAAATTCTTTTGTTTTTGTTTCATCTGTTATTGTTGCATCTTAGGTGTTTGCTAACCATCTCTGCTTAACTCTATGGTTATATTATACATTTATCTTGTTCTATTGTCAACCGCTTTTGTTGTAAAAGAAAAGGATTGATTTCTCAATCCTAAAACTTTTCATAATATCTTTTTGTTTCGCTTTTATCTGTATTCCAGAACTCTGTCACAAACATTTTAATTTCAATCTCTACGTCGCACAATTTGATTTCTACATTCTGCTTCACATATTCTGGAAACATTGTTTCATACCAAGTTGCTCCATCTTTGAATGTATATATTTTGTGATACCTTCCATATTCATCCATCGAACTTGTTTCGCAATCAAAATCATTTCTATGTTTTCTGAAAAATACATCTTTATCGTGTCTGTACTCTGTGTATGTAACTGTCATTTCTTGTTCCTCCTTCAATTGGTTGTTTTCTTGCTTCTTTCTGATTATATAATAACACACATCCAGAGCAATGTAAAGCGTTTTGTTTTGATTTGTTGCAATAAAATTAGGGCATGATTGTTCACACCCTAAATTGTCGCTTATATACTTCTCTTACCTTTGAAACAGCAGTTTCAATACCTTCATTATATCCCTGTTCTTTGTTTGTTATGTTTCCCTTTTTCCTCTTCTTCAACAAACTGTTTTTAATCTCTTCATATTCCTGTAATGTCAAAACCGTTCCTCCTTCAACTTTTGTTTTGTTTTAGGAAGATACCCATATAAGGCAATACAGTAAGAATCTGCTAGGTCGTCATTGATTTCACATGGTACTTTCTTTCTGACCTTTTTCTTTCCACCCTCTACAACCTCCATTTTGACGTCTATAATGCCCTTCTTTCCCTTCCCCTTATATTCTTTCACGATATGCTTTAGCATCCCCTTATCCCTCAAATACAAGATTGTAGGGTACTTCTTTTCATCTATTCCATAAGGGTTTGCCATTGGTTTACTATTTCCAACTATCGCAGATTTCCATGCCCTTGTATCAACACTATATACAGGGATTTCATTGTAATAATGGAAGAAGTCTATGATTGTAGCAATCAACGCTCCTGTGGACTTAATATAGGCTTCTGACAGGAAACCTTGTGAACGCAATCGAATCCGTTCTGTGATAACCAATGGATTTCGTATATTGTTTTCTACCATGATTTCATTTAATGTGTTTTCTAATGCTGTACGCTTTTCTGAATTGTTATGGCAATACTCATAATCAAGGCTGAACATTTCAACAACTTCCTTGTCCTTTAATACAGTAATTCCTGTTCTTTTATACGATTGGTCTATGCCAATCACATAGTCATGCAATGTTCTATTCCTCCTAACAAAATGGTAATGTGTTTTCTTCTTCATACTGTTCAATGATTCGTTTCTGTTTCTTTCTTGCATCCTCAATACCATCTGCTTTGATTACTGTAATAATTCCATCACGAACCATCTTTTTGTTTTGTTTATCTTCAAATCGTAACAGGTTTTCAACTTTTGTCAACCCATAACTGTTATTGTATTCATACACTACCCAAAGGTCTGCCATGTCATAAATCAATATTTGTCTGTTCTGAATCCATTCGTTATCAACCCTTGTGTATTGTTTCAATGTCAGATTGTATAACACCCTCTCATGGTTTTCTTTACCCAGATAAATGTATCTATAAGATGGTAAATGTTCTGTTTTTCTTGTACTGAACACTGTACCATAAAACAATCTATTGCAACAACTACATCCCATTTGTTTTAGTCCATTATCAGAACTCAGCCAACCTTTGATGTGTTTGTTATCTGTTGCATGATAACATCTGCAACCATACTTGTACATCACTCCTGTTTGTATCTTTTTTGTTTTATCTAAATAGCAACAATCTCCGCACATCAATTTCCTTTCAGCCATGCAATACAACCCTCCTTTGTTGTAAATACAGGATATAGTGTTTTGTCCATTCCTCTATGTCCTGTATCAATATTTGCATTTTTGAACATAAAAAACTTTACTGTTTTATCTATGTCTATTCCTTTGTCTGTGGTACACTTTTTAACCTCACAATGATATGTTATTCCATTCTTGTCTATGGTTGCTTTTACCACTTCTGCACGAAACACAATATTGTTCTTGTACCCTTCCCTTTTTGATGCAAACACTAGGAACACATCAGTTCCTATGTCTACCAAGAGGTAAGCCTTTTTCATCTCGTTTTGTTCTCCTTTCTGTGAGTTCACATTTTCCATACATGGTGCAGATTGCACAATCTTTGTATGTCGTTGTCCTTCCATACTTACATTTGTTTGTTTTGTTCTTATACATTCCTTGTCCTCACATTCCATGCAATCCAGATAGGTTACATATAACCCCATTGGTTTACAATACTTGCTCATGTTGTTTTCTCCTGTTCTGTCTATATAATAACATAAGGGTTGAACAAAGTCAACCCCTAAATGTGAATTATTCTAACCTTTCTTTTTTTCTTCCATAGCACACATCACGCATCGGACATCCTTCTGCCATCTTACAATGATAACCTGTGCATTTGTTATGTCTTTTAACAAGTTTTCCCTTATCAATCAATCTGTGTTTGTAATACTGAATCTTTTCTAATCTTGCAACATAAGGTTTTATGCTATCATAATTGATGTCATAAATGTTCACTCGGAAGTCTTGTGTGTTCTTGTCCTCCTGTAAAACAATCCCCTTTTCTACACCTGTTAAATACATATAAAGGTTGTCTTGTTTCTTTCCACTCGGATGTTCGTTCCCCTTTTTGAACTGGAATGTGTTTACTGATTTTATCTCTACAACATACTTAATGCCGTCTATTTCACACATAATGTCTGGCGTATAGGACAAATCAAATTCTTCATTGAATCTGCTATAATCACAATCTAACGGTTCTGCATACCCTCCACGAATAAACAATCGTTGCCACTTCTCATGTATTGCATCCCCTTCTGTGAATATCCTCTTCAATCCAACTGGCACTTGTTCTCCCTGTGCTTGCTTATAGAACAAACTCAACACCTGCTGTCTGTAACAAAACTTATCATCTGAAACAATAATGGCAGATGCATGAAGTCCTTTCCTTTCTGCTGTTTCCTGTCCCCTTGTCATAACTGATTTTAGGAACTGTAATTCCTTTGGTATGTTTTTATCCAGATAATGTAATGCATTAAGTTTATGTTCCAACTCTGCTTCTTGGCTACTCTGTATCTTTGTTCTGTTTCCTTCGGCTTCTTTCTTGATTTCATCCATCAAACCCATGTGCCTGTTCTCCCTTCTGTTCTTGTTTTATTCTATCATATAAATGGAAATAATGCAAGCACTTTTGTAACCAGTGGTAACACAGAACCTTCGCCTTGCTTCAACCTTTGTTCTGGCATACACAAAGAAGTTATGTTCTGTGTTATCATCCTCTGTCATTCTCATAAACTTTATACAATAAAAATGCATCAATCTTGTAGCATTTCCTTGTACATCTTTTTATGTTCTTCCATGATTTCTTTGCGTACACTGTCAAGGTCTGCAAAATCTACAAACCCTCTGTCATAAAACAATGGTATCTCACATTCCCCTTTCGGATTGCATACCTTTGACTTGACAACCTTGCACTTCATTATCATGCCTATTGTTTCCTTGCTTGCACTATTATAAGGGTTGTGATTCGGAATGTCAATATACCCTTTTCTTGCTACCTGTATTCTAAGGCTTGCACTATGTTTCAATTTGTGACCGCCCGGTGTTTGTATGTTATCTCCAAATGGAAGTGCGTTCATCTTATCACGAATCTGGTTAATGAACACAACTGTTGTTCCTGTTTGTTCAATCACATCCTCCAATGTTGGCAGGTATTTGTCCATCAACCTTGCAACACCGCCTATACGCATTTCTTGTTCGCTATCTGTGTTTACTGCCTTTCTAATCTTGTCAATATCATCTTTCGGTTGCATACTCGGAACACTGTCAATCACAATTAAAGGAATACCTTCTTCCGCAAATCTGATTGCTCTGTTAAAAGCCTTTTCTCCATATCTTGCTCTGTATATCAACATTTGTTTTGGTGTGTTACCAAACAGCTTCGCTCTCTTCGCATCAAATGTTCCCTCTATCGGAATGTCTAAACACATTTCATGTTGAGCACACATCTGATATGCAAGTGTTGTTTTTCCTGCTGATTCTGCACCGAATATCTCGATTGTTCTGCCCTTCGGAATACCTCCACCGATAATAGCATCAAGGTCTGGAAGTCCTGTACTCCATCTCGGAATGTTCAACACTCCATTTTTGTTCCCCAAACTGTAAACCGTTCCTTCTCCTTCCTTCTTTGCTATCTCACTGCACAACTTCATTATTCCTGCTTTGTTCATTCCTTTTTTAGTTGCCATCTTTTAAACTCTCCATTTCTCTAATGCTGATGCCATCAATTCCTGCACTTTCATCACTGTCTGTTGCTCTAAAATATGCACCATTTTTCTGTGGGTACATAAATTCAAACATAAGGTAATTCATTGCATCTAACAAATAATCTTTGTTTCCTGTTCTATTATATGCTTCAATACACTTTTCATGGCTACCAAGCGTGCTCACATATCCTCTGCCAAAATTTACCCTTGCAGGTCCATATTTGAAAAATGATGTCTTAACTCTGTTTTCTCTTAACTCATCAACCTTGTGTGAGTATTCATTCTCTGGAATGTATTTATGTTCCAATCTTCAAACCTCCTTATTACGTTTCACATGAAACATTTTATCGTCCCAACAAACTGCTGTTGTATTTTACAACCCTTGACAGATAACGTTTTTTATTGAACTCCAATGCACCTTGTTCTTTCAGAATGTTAATCACTCTTGTTGTTACTGTTCTTCCTTTGCATCTGTCATAAAAATCATCATAATCTTTAAAAGCACCATGTTCTCTGCGTTCCTGTTCGATTGTTTGTGCCGCCTTTTCTCCTACCCCTTTAATGATGCTCAATCCCTGTTGAATTACATTCTCGCCATCCATTTCACGCATACTTGTTTCTGCTGTGTAATTTACATGAGGTAACATAACAACTGCATTGTCCTTTACCGCAAACTGTGAATACTTGAACAAATCAGCATCGTTTCCTGCATACTTCATTTTCACATACCAAAACTCAGCAGGATGATGTATCTTGTACCACATCTGGTCAACACTGATAATTGTGTACCCTGTACTATGCCCTTTGTTAAAACCATAAATCAGCATACTCGCCCAGATTTCTGTTGCCTGTTCTTTTGTCAACCCTTCTTGTCTACATCCTTTGAAAAAATCCTTTTTCATCTGTTCTATGATTGGAATGTATTCTGGTTTGTTTTGGTTTTCTGCTTTCTTCATAATCTTCAACAAATCAAAACTCTGCTGTGGGGATAGGTGTCCCACTTTTTGTGCAACTTCAACGGTCTGTTCTTGGTATAACATCGTTCCATATGTTTCTTTTGTATACTTATAATACGGCGTATCTTTGTCTATCTTTCCAGACAACTTGTTATATGCATATGTTTCGTGCATCTTTAACTGTAATGGTGCAGGTCTGTTTAGTGCATTTACCGCAATTACATCTTCGATGCAATCACACTGTATCATATCAAGGATTTTCTTCGGTGCTGATTTCTCCATCTGGAAAATACCATCCGTTTTCCCTTCTCTGAAACTCTCATATATTTCTTGTTCTTCTCTGTCTTCATCTGTTACGATATGTCCTGTATACTCTTCCAACTCTCGCAACTCTGACATTGTTTTAAGTCCTAACATATCAAACTTTGTACAGTTAATATGTTCCAAATCATTAAGGTCATAACTACTGCTGAACATATCCCCTTTTCGGATAACTGCTGTGTAATTTGAAATATCAGAACCAACCACTGCAACCCCTGCGGCATGTTTTCCTAAATATCGAATTTTTCCGAACAACTTGCTAAAATGTTTGATAATGTTATCATACTGTCTGTTATACTCTTCTGCTCTTTCATCCTGTAACATTAACTCCATGTTCAGTTGTCCATCTTCTTCATACTCACGAATAAAGTGCTTGATTTCTGCAACAACCTTTTTGTTTTGTTCTTTGTCATACTCATCAAGTTCTTTTCCACTTGTAGGCAATCCACATACCCCTGCAAGGTCATTTACAAGATTGTCAATCTTATATTCCCCATAAGAACAAATCTGTACTGCTTGCCCTCTATACTTGTTTACAACATAGTCAATTACATCCTGTCTTCTGTCTGTTTCAAAGTCAACGTCAATATCTGGTAACTTCTTTTTCTCCTTACGCATGAAACGGCTGAAATCAAGATTATATTTAATACTATCTACATCTGTTATGCCAATCGCATATGCTACCAAACAATTACAAGCAGAACCACGCCCCGGTCCAACCGCTATGCCATGTTCTCTCGCCCAGTTTACATAGTCTTGAACCATGAGGAAATAATCATCGAACCCATGATAATGTATCACATCAAGTTCATGTTTACATCTCTGTATATATTGTTTTGTGTTCTTTCCCCTTTTCTTCAATCCACGTTGTACCATCTTACGCAACACAACTTCGCTCGATTCTCCATTTGTTTCAATCTTTGGTAATACTAACTCACACTGCGAAAGTATATCATCCTCCACACTATCTTGTAACTTTTTGAGATTGTCAACAAACATTTCTGCAACTTGGAATGAGTTCTTGAACTTGTTCTTGTATATTGTTGCAAACCGTTCTTCTATCTCATACTCGCTAGGCATATATCTTTCTTGGTATGTGTTCTTAACATCAAGTGTTGTTTTTCCAATCTCATGCATTTTGCAATAAGTATCAAAATCTTCTTTACTACCAAAATGGCTGTCAGATGTAAGGATGCATTTTATCTTCCTTTCTCTTGCTAACTGCATGAGTTTATAATCCGTTTTCTGTTGTGTTCCTTTTTTATCAATCTTATATGGCTGAATCTCAACATATAAATCTTTATCAAATATGCTCTTGAACTTATCCAACAATTTCCCTGCTATTGTTATGTTTCCATTGATGATTGCTTGACTTGTTGCAGATGCAATACAGGCTGTTGTACAAATTACACCATCTGCATATTGTTCTAATAAATCAAAATCAACAATCGGTTTGTAATAAAACTGTTCTTTGTTTGCTTCTGTCATAATGTGACATATGTTTTCATATCCTGTTTTGTTCTTTGCAAACAAGCATAAATGATATGATTTTCTCTGTGGATTTTTCTTGTTAAACTTTGGTTGGAAATATACTTCACAACCTAATATTGGTTTTATCCCTACTTCCTTACAGGCTAACCAATGTTGCACCAATCCTGTTATGTTTCCATGATTGCTCAATCCTAACGCTGTATATCCCAACTCTTTTGCCCTTTTCGCAAGTTCTATTGGTTTTCCGAATCCATCAAAGAAAGAAGTTTCATCATGCCTGTGTAAATCAAAATAATTACCCATGTTTTTGTTCTCCCTTTCTTTACACTCTTATTATAACAAAAGGGTTGACTGTTTGTCAACCCCTAACTTTGTTTTATTACTCGTCCCAATCGTCCTCATCTTCTTCATCCCATTCATCGTCAGAATCCTCTTCATCTGCTTCTTCCAGAAGGTCGATGTAATACTCTTTTGTTTTCTTTGGTTTACAATCAATGTCACGTTCCTTGCACAGTTTATATAACTCCTGTGGTTTCATAGAATCATAATCATTTTCTGTTTCCTCTTCTTCATCCCAATCATCGTCTGTTTCTTCTGGTTCGTTCATCTTTCCTTTTAACGGTTTATTGTTTGACTTTGCACCCTTCTTTTTGTTTTTCTTTGGTGTTTCGTCCTCTTCTTCCAAATCTTCGGAATTGTCCGCAGGATAAGCCTTGTCGATACATTTCAGCATTGCCTGTTCTGACATTGGTTTTACTTTTGTGTTTCGGAACTTCATTTTCTCCAACGGAATCACGCTGTATGTTGTGTTCTGTCCTTTTCCGATTCTCTTAATCTCATAGTCTCTGTCTGTTAACGTTCCATAACTTTCATATAAAGATGCAAGAGCAGGAACAGGGGAACAGTTGTTTACTGCCGCCATAAGCAACTTGACTTCTTTGCTTTCATAGTCATATACAGACCAGACATACATGTTTCTTGTTCTAAGGTCTTCATTCTCACAATATTCGCAATCCCTTCCAAATGTTTCTTGGCATGGAACATTCACACCCAACTGGAAACTGTCATGGAACGGAACTTCTAAGCCATCTTCCATATCTGTAAGGAATCTTACACGCACTTTGGAATCTTCTTTGAAAAACAGGAACTTTCCTTTACTTGTTCCACTCTTTTTGATTTCATTCTTGATTGCATTTAAACTGATTTTTCCCATTTGTTTTGTTCTCCTTTTCTTTGTTTATTTTTTGTTGAACTGTATGTTGAATCCATCTATGCGAACTGCACAAAAATCTTTTGGGTTAATCATATACCCACCAAAAGAAACATAGGCTGATGCTCCTTTCAGATAACAGGTTTTGATTGTCTGCTCAATTTGTGCGATTGTTTCTTTCTCTGCTTGTTCTGCTTCCTTTGCTAATGTCTTCAACAATTCTTTGTCAAATTCATCCTTGTCGTGTTCTCTTTCAAATCCTATGATTTCTTTGTATACATCACACAACATTTTGTATTCTTGACTATCTTCATTATAACTCTGTTCAATTACTTTGTCAATACGCATTTCTTTCATTGTCTGTGCATGATATAACACCATTGACATTGTTATCTTGAAACTAACATTCACGTTTTAGCATCCTCCTTGTCCGTCTAATTGCTGTTTTTAGTTCTTGTTCTGACATTTCCCCTGTGTCCTTAATTCCTTCTGGATAATCGAATCTTACAACATGAAAGAACCGTTTCAAATATTCTGTTCCCTTGTTTCCACACTTGTCATTGTCTAATGCAGATATAACAGTGGTAACACCTTTATCTTTTAACTTCTGTACTTGCTCATCCGATATGTGCCAACCTAATATTGCAACTACATTCCGCACATGACCTCTTGTCCTCAAACTTAAATAGTCCATGTACCCTTCACAGATAAACACAACTTTGTTCTGTTCATATGTACCACACAACGTATCACGTTTTCTAAATCCATCATTGTACAAATACTTTCTTTTCTTTTCCACATACTTATTTGTTGTTCTGCCAACCCATCCTTTGAACTCTCCATTGTCCAGAATCGGAAACAAGAACGGATATGCGATATTGTAATTCGCTTTACAGTTTGCTATGTTCAATGCTCTTGCATTGAATCCTCTTTGTTTCATGTACTCCAATGCTTCTCGTTCTTCTTTTGTTTGCACATTGTTCCAATCCACAACTCGCAATCCATAATAATAATCATGTGCTTCATTCAACGCTTGTTTGTTCTGTATCCTTCTTTTCTTTCTGTACTTCACATTCAATCGTTTTATTTCTTTACTGTTCAGTATTTGTTCCAACAAAACACAGGCTTGTAAATCATTCAATTCTGGATGTACCTTTTGCACAAAATCTAGGGCATTTCCTTTTGCTTCACATCCAAAACAGAAGAAAGAACCATCGTCAAGGCATATCCTCATACTAGGATTGATGTCCTCATGGAAAGGGCAGATAATGTTAAAATCAGAACTAACAACATCTGCAATCAATCCATAATAGATAAGCACTTTTGCAAGTTCTTTCCCTCCATATGTTCGTACCATTTTACCCCTTTAACTCTGTGATTTTAATGTACGGTTCTCCCATCTTCACAGTATAGCAACCTTCTATGTCCTTCTTATCCAATGCCCCTGTTTCATAGTAGGTATTCAATTTTATTTCATTAAGTTGTTCTTCTACTTCAATGTATTTCTTGAACTTCTTTGGGTCAACCCCACAACTTTTAAGGTACTTAATCAATCCCTGCATATCACTAATTGTGTATGTTTTGTCAACCAAATCTTTGTATGTGTCTTTGTTCAGCTTCTGTTTCAACTTATCCAAGAGCCATGTGATTTTCTTTGTTCTAACTCTTGTTACTCTCAACTTGATATGGTTTGTATAATAATTTGCACCCTCATCCAATTCTATGTCAAAACTGTTCTGGTCTTTCGGAAGATTTGTGAACATGAAATTGGAAACTGCAATCTGTTCTTTCTTTCTGACCTCTTCATAATACTTGTCAAATTGTTTCTTTTCCTGTTGTGCATCATATAACTTTCTTACGCTGTCCTTAATTGGCAGTGTCATTTTCTGTGAACTTTTCATTGATAAGCACCTTGCCTTTCTCTGTTCTCTGTCCTTTTAAATAAGTTACAATATCTTTCGGATAGGAGCACTCTTTTCCACATCCACGAATGTAAAGTAAATCATCAAAGGATAATTCCTTTTCTGTTCCTAACAGAGTAACAATACGCACAAGTTCTTTCTTTCTGTTTACCCCAACAACCTTTGCTGTTCTTAACTTCTTGTAAATCTGTCCATTCTTTGCTTCTACATAATGAACAAAAACAACGAAACTGTCTGGTTTCAATTCATTGTCATAAATCTCCTGCTTCTTTCTGTTTCCATATTTCTGTTCGATTTCTTCCAGAGTTCTTGCATATGTGATGTAACCATCTGACTTTGTTTCTGTCTTATGTTCCTCTGTTACGACTTCTGCAACCTCTTCTTTCTGTTCTTCTCCCCAAGGTTCATCGTCTGTACATCCTGCTTCATCAATCGCTTTATGGATGTCTTCATCAATATCTGCCTGTTCTGCATCATATCTTTTAATACGCTCAATCAACTCTGGTTTTGTGAATTTGTGTCCTTTACTTTCCAATGTAAGTCCACGCTTTCTGCTTTCTTCTTTTAATTCCTTCACTGTCATTTCTTCAAATGTTCTGTTCATGTTTTGTTCTCCTTTTCCTGTTTGATTGTTTTTATTTACTTTATACTTTTATTATACTACCGACTTTTGAAAGTGTCAATCATTAAATTCCAAAAAATGCAAGTGCAATTCTTAATAATAATGGGAACATAATACATCCTACCGCACCGAGGAACATTTCAAATTCCTCCCATGTAATTCCCCATTCTTTCCAAAATCTTCGGAACTTTCTTTTTAATCTACGCTTCTGTAATCCTGTCATTGTTTTTGTTCTCCTTTCAAAACTGTTTTCTTTATTTGATACTGCTATTATAACATTGGGTGCTGAACTTGTCAACACCCTTTTGTAATTTATTTTTAAAACTTACACTGTTCAATCCAAAATTTAAAATTTTTATTTGCCTCTTCTGCTGTTTCATAAACATTATGAACAAGACACTTATCTAAATCAGTTCTTGTTTCATCTTCCCAAATTGAAATAATATAAGAATCTTGTTTCCCTTCCCCTTTCAAACAATCATCATATTTTGTTTGAATACAGAAAATATACAAATCATTTACTTTATATTTCTTTTCTACTTTATGTGTATGTTTTTCTAAATATTCATGTCTTCTTTTTTCCTGTTCTGTCCATCTTCTATATTGCTCTTCACTATAAACTGGTTTTTTATATCTATACATTGTTCTTTGTTCTCCTTCTCTAATTGTTTTGTTTTCGTTTCCCTTAACTTGATTATATAGTACCATAACTTTCTATGTTCGTCAATACGTTTTTGTAATTTTCTTAAACTTTTTTTTTGCAAAACAAAAGGACAGGATTTCTCCTGCCCATTGCTTATTTCTGTATTTTCAATTTCTTCATTTTGTCTTTGTACTCATCGTGTGTTCGTTTCTGTAACTCCATGATATATAGCACATCATATCCTGTTCCGTTCAATTCCTCACACAATCTGTAAATCTTTTTGAGTTCCTTCTGCACATCTTCAAGGTAACACATCATTAAATTGTAATCAATGAGTTCTCCCTTTTCATAAAACACACAACAAACTGTTTCGTAGAACTCCTTTGTTTGTTCCTCCCACTCCTTGTATTGCTTCAATGCAGTACGAACAAACTTTGCCAGCACACTGTCATCAATGTCCATTCTGGTATGTTTATACCAATCGGTAGGAACAACCTCTAATTTGTCATGCCCTTTGATTGGAATAAGTTTGTTATGCACATCCAGAACTTTCCTGTGTAACTTTCTTTTTCCAATAGATTCACAGAAATATTGGTACTCATGTTTCCGTTTAAATCCATGCAGACCGATGAAATTAAAATAATCACTCATGTTCGCATGGAACATTAACGCTGTTGTCATGTGTTTATCAACTTCTGCATATATCTCTATGCATGATAACTCTTTCAAATGTTCTTTGTCAAGCATTTTCTTTCCCTCCTTCAAACAATCAATCTGTCTGTTTAATTCTCTTACTACCTTTTCAAAATCTTCTCGTAAAACATACTCCATGTTATGTTCTCTGTTCTCTACATTCTTTGGTTTCTGTTCTTGTAATACATATGTTTTCAACTCCGCAGAACCATCCAACAAAATCTGTTTCGTATAGATACATTTGTTTGCAACATCTGTAAACACAAACAGGCTACCATCTAGGTCTATCATACTTGCTTTTGCTTCATCATAACTTGATACTGGTCTACCTTTAATAATCTGCATTGTTCCCATCTGCTGATTGTTCTGCATCTGATAACTTGGTTGATATGCTCCACCATTATATTGCTGTTCCATTTGGTTCAATCTATTCTGTGTTAATTGCTGTTGGTATGGACTTACTCCATATGGTGTATAATTGTTATACATCTCACTACCTCCTTTTGTTTTACTTCTCCATTTGTTTATGATTCTATTATACTATTGGAAAATATATTGAAATATAAAGAAAGTATACGTTAAGTATCTCTAAAGAATTGCAACAAAAAAGGAGGGCGAACCCTCCTTCTGCTTAAAACATCCTGCCAATTTTCATCAGCATTTTACTGTGTTTCTTTTTGACTGTTATCTCTGACATTCCCAACTCATCTGCGATATAAGCCATTGTTTTCTGTTCCTTGTAATGCAACCACAATATTTGTTTCTCTTCCTCACTCAACATTGTTTGTTCAATTAGGCTTTCAAAATCCTTGACAGAACTAATCTGTTTCAACTTCTTTCTTGTTTTCGCATTATGTTTGTCCATGTGAACCATTCCCCATAAACTTGCCACATGTCGGACATTTGTGTGGATTTCCACCAGACTTGTTTCTGTTCTTTGCAACCTTTACTGTCTTTGTTGTCCGAACCTTTGTGACTTTTATTCTCGCTTTAGAAGGCATAATGTTCTACCTCCTTTCTACTATTCATTGTGTGTTGCATTGTCCTTGTATTGATTTCCCTGTACATCATTGTACTCTGCATTTGCATTATCTCATTCTGTACTCAAATCAACATCTTTTGTTTCTTGTTCTGTCGTAACATAATCGAACTGGCTTTCATACCAGACAAAACCACAATAGCCAACAATCGCTTCAAGAAACATTAACACAATCACAAGCACTATAATCTTGTCCTTCATTCTGTTAGACTTTGCATACTCCTTTTGCGTATCTAACAAAACCTGTTCTAATTCGTTTTGCATATGTACCTCCTTGTTTTCTTTTATTATAACATAAAATTAAACACTTGTAAACTCGTTTATGCAATTCTTTTCCAACCATACACAACTTCATATGGTGGTGTAATATCGAACTCTTTTCCTGCACCTGCATAATCTGTATGAATATTTGTAGGTGCGTTCACAGTATTATAACTTGCTAAATCCCAATTTGTTCCTCCACCTGCATTTGTTTTATACAATGCAAGTTGTCTTCCTGCACTATCAAGAACATAATGACTATGTTTTGGCAACTCACTTATAGTAAGTGTCTTTGTTGCAGAACCTCCCTGTTTTCCAGATATCCAATCACTCGGATTGTTTGGATTCACAACATATAAGAAACGTGGGTCACTATCTGCACTTGATACTCCTGTAATTCCAACCCATGTTCCACCAAACAACTCTGATGGGTCTGTCGGTTCATAACTCAAATAAACTGAACCAATTGGATGCATTGCAAGCATTAACTCATTGATAGCCGCAACCAAATTGTCTTTGTTTTGTGTTGCTAAATCTGCAAGTCTTCCAATCTGTTTCTGTAAATTCCCTGCCGCATCTGTGCTAAGTTGTCCTTTAATTTCATTGAACCATTCTTGGAACGCATCATCATACTGCTGAAACAATTCTGTTGTATCAATCTGTTCCACTACGCCAGAAACAAAACCACAATATGTTTTATCTGCCCTTTTATCTGTGATGTCTTCCGCATTTATCTTTGTTGCATTTGCCTGTACGATGATAGTTGATAATACCAAATCATGTACTGCACTATTGTTTCTTGGCAATTCACTTGTCACATTTGTTTCAACTGTAATGGAAACTTTTCTTTCCTGTCTGTCAAGCGTACATCTGATAACATCTTTTATTGCATATGCACTTGTGTTTGCAGGTAATGTTACTTCCATGTCCTCTGTCAACTCATACCAGAACCCATCTATGTATGCTTTTCCTTTCTTGACAATAACTGTAAACAATTTGTCTGGTGCCCCACTGTATGTTACCTTCAACTGATTTGCAGGTGTTACATAAACACCATTGGAAATAAAGTTTGCAAAATACTCTGCGAACTCATCTGCAAGGTATTCTCTGTCATAACTTCCATCTTCGTTTTGTTTTGCACTAAAGAAACCACTTCGTTCAGCCATTGTTATATCACTCCTTTTCTTCTCAACTTATCATTCAACTGTAAACTTTGATAACCGAATGTTATGTCTAAAATTTCTTTTGTTCCTTCTCTTGACTTTGTTACCTCTGTTATTTGAGCATCAACCTCTATTCCTAATTCATTATCAACAACCGTAACAAAATCTCCATTGCTAAAATCTGTACCATATCTGTATTTCTTTCCTTCATTTGTTACAGTAGAATCATATGAAACAAACACAATATGTTCTGCAAGATTTTCCATTCCTCTCTGTTTTAGCATCTCTTCATACTCTGCATCTGTATATGTTTTGTTGTCTGTTGTCTTTTGTAAATCTCTTGCATCAACAAACATCTCATCCCGTAACCATCCTATGCTATCCCATTCTTGGTCCGTTCCTTTTACTCCATCTTGGTATACCTCTATCCACTTTCTGTCGTTTCCTTCTCCTTCTCCTGCGACATAAGCAACTGTTCTGTAATCTGTCATGTCCTTATCAAAAGTGGAACGAGTAAGGTTACTCAATGAATATGAAAATATAACAGGTTTATTACCTCTTTGATTGTTTCTTGTCCTATCTTCTCCCAACAAAATGTTGAAATACCACTTGTGTATGTTTGTGATAGGTGCTTGTGTTCCCAACTCACATCGTTCTGTAATAACAGGTATTATTGTAAATCCCATCTTATCTGCCTGTAACAATGGCTGTACTGCATCAAACACAGTTCCACCTGTCCATTGTCCATTTTTAATTGCTGTCATTTCACTCAACCTGTCACGTTGTATGTAGAACTCAAAATTGATAAACCGCTTGTCTCCTATACTTCCAACACACATATTGTTTTGAACCAAACTTTGTACAACTTCTGCTGTATATCCACTATATGTTTGTTGTTTATATACAACACTTGTTTGCAACTTGTACTTAATCATTCTGCCTGTTATTTCAAGTGTTCTTTCAAATTCTCCATCGCTGTCTTTTCTAACCTTGTCAATTCTACCCATTGTCGTTCTGTCAAACGCAACAAAAAACACTTCCTCTTTGTTCAATAAATATAAATTTTCATCACATAACACTGCATTGATTTTAAATGTTCCAACTCCATTGAACTTGTCTGTATACTGCATGAATGTGTATTTTCGTAACACATCAATTCTTTCAAAATACTTGTTAAATACTGTAATTACTTCCATGTTATCACATTCCTTTCAAATTGAAAAACTGTTCATCCATGTCTATTGTTACATTAACAAATATTTCTTCGCCCTGTTCTACTGAATACCCATACAAATTGTTTCCCTGTCTAAACTGTAAAAATACGCTACCTTCAATTACATCTGCAATCACATTTTCATCTTTTGGTTTTCCTGTTCCGAGGTAATTTGCTCTATGAACAATTACGCTCTCTTCTCCAACAATGGTATTGATTGTTAGGTAATCTCCTTTAGCCAGTGTTAATCTTATCATAAAAGATTCGTTTGTGTCAACATTAAATATTTTTGGATTTTCAATCGCTCCACTTTTTGCTTCAATCTTAATGATACCACCGATGTCGCAATCCCCGTCATTTATAACATTGATTATTTTTTGATTTGAAACAACTGACATTATGTTCCCTGTTTCCTTCAAAATCCATGGAAAACGGAACTTTGGCTGAACCTGTGCTAATACTGTTTGTTTTCCTTTGTTCAACTTGAACATAGGCGAAAGGCAATTCACATCTAATGTAAACAAACATAACACTTCGTTGTTTTCTTTTTCACTGTCTCCAAATCTTATAGGGCTTGTTGGTCTTGCATCAATGTAATAATCTCCAACAATGATGCGAACATCCTGTAACGGTGTGATTACTTTGTTCAGTTCATATTTCTTTTGTTCTATGTCTTCCAACTGTGCTTCTAGGTATTCATTCCAACTCTTGCCAAGAAACTGTCTGCCATCCACATTTGAAACAATATAACCAACAATAGAGGGTTGTCTTGTTCCTAATTCCACCCCAGACAAGGAAACCCCTATCTGGAATGGAACTCTATATGTGTTTAGACTTACAGATGGTGCATCCCAATCTATCTTGTCGATAACATAGGGAGTCGAACCATCTCTTGCAAGATTAGCCTGTTTTCCTGTGACCTTGTTTATTATCTGCAATTCTTGTATCAATGTTTTGCTCCTTTCTAATATCCAAGTGCTAAATCTCGCTTCGCTTTCTTCATCTGTCTTGCATACTCATATGCATCTGGTTTTGTATTGTAGAAATTAAAAGTGTCTCCACCCTGTCCTGTTCTACCTTCATTATACTCTCTGTTCTGTTGTTTTGTCAACACCCTTTCTCCTTCATGTAACTCTGCAACATATCCATTGTACGGAACATAATCAAGACCATTCGCATGTTTTCCATCCACTGACCTTGCCGCAGACTTCGCATCATTCGCACCAGAAACAATGTTTTTAAATCCGTCAATGATTCCACCAACAAAGTCTCCAATCTTTCCTGCAAAGTCAGATACCCAACCGAGTATGCTTTCTCCAATGCTCTTGATACCATCCCATAACTGTTTGAAAATGTTCTTTCCTGCATTGTATAACTGACCTCCAATCGCAGAAACCTTTGAAGGAATTTGTTGTATGATTCCCCAAACTTTGCTAGGTAGGCTTGTAATAAAACTGATAAAACTATTCACAAAGTTTGTTGCTGTTTGTCTTGCCTGTGCTATCATGTTAGCACCCCATGAAATCACGTTTGTTACTGTTGCAACGAGCCACGCCCATATTCTACTAGGTAACTGTGAAATCCATGTTATTGCCGCATTTACGAAGTTTGAAACCGCAATCACTGCATTGTTATACATCTCAACACCCCATGCAATAACATTTGTTACAACATTTACCAACCATGTCCATATTCTGCTAGGTAATCCTGCGAACCATGAAACAATGTTTTCTATAATCATTGGTAATTCTGTTGTTACCCATGTCCAAAGGTTTGTTGCGAACAAATAGAAATATCCTATCAGTTCCCCAATTGCATAACCAATCATATACGGTAACTGTTGAAACCACTCTACAATACTATTGATTGCATTTGGTATTGTTTCATTCACAAATGTATTGAACGCTTCTGGCACTGTTACAGTAAAGAACTCTATGATGTTATCAACAAATCCCTGTATTGCTTCAATCGCACTTGTAAATGCTTCTGGTATTGTTACAGTAAAGAATGTAACAACTGTATCAATCGCACCAGATAACAATTCTGGTATCTTTCCAAACATATCAGACAACTTGTCAAAGAAACTCTGGAAACCTTCTGCCGCTTTGTCAAATCCTAACTTTCTAAGTATTTCTGCTCCAATGTCTCCGATTGCTCCGAGGATGTTACTTCCAAGTTTTGAAAATGTTTCAACAATCCCTGTTATAACTCCTTTTACTCCTTCTCCGAGTTGTTCCCAATTTCCTGTAAACAATCCAATGAAAATGTCCATCACTGAAAGTATTTGGTTAAACACTCCATCAAGGACAATGGCTATTGTGTTAAATGCTCCCTCAAACAATGGTGCTAATATATCACACAATGCTAACCATGCTGTTTTAATTACTTCCGTTATGTTTTCAAAATCAAAACCAAGTGCATTTATACGTTCTACGATTCCATCAAAGAACCCACTAATGGAAACAAGTATTTTGTTCCAGATTGCTGTCATGTTATCTCTGAACTCTTCGTTTGTTTTCCACAATGTAACAAACGCACTAACCAGAACTGCAACAACCGCAACAACCGCCATAATAGGTGCTAACATTCCACCAAACCCTGTTGAAATTCCTGCAACAAGTTTAGGTATTCCACCCATCTGTGTTGCCAATCCTGCATAACCTGCTTTCACAAGTTCTACGCTTGTTTTGATTGTTGTCATTGTTCCCTTCAACAACTTAAATGCTTTTATCACAGTTCCGATAATAGAAACTACTTTTGATAATATCAACAATGTTGGACCGATTGCCGCAAGTATCAATCCCCACTTTACAATGTTGTCCTGCTGTTCATCTGACAAACTGTTAAACTTTTCAACAAGTCCTGTTATCCATTCTGCCAAATCACGAATATAAGGTGTTAGTTTTTCTCCTATCAGAATACCTGCTGATTCTAACGCACCTTTTAATTGTTCTACTGCTCCTGCTGTGTTGTCCATCATGGTAGATGCCATGTCCTGTGCCGCCCCATTGGCATTGTTTATTTCATCTGTCAACTTCTGGAAGTCCTCATCCGATGCATTGACGATTGACAACAAGCCAGACATTCCCTCTTGTCCTGCTAATGTTGCCGCCAACGATGCTTTCTGTGCTTCTGACAATCCAGAGAACCTGTCTCTAAGTTCCAACATCAATGTTGACATTGGTTTCATGTTTCCTTGTGCATCTGTAAGACTAATGTTGTATTGTTCCATTGCCGCCGCAACTTGGTCTGTTGGTTTTGCTAATCTTGTCAACATAGAGCGTAACGCTGTTCCTGCTTGACTTCCTTTGATTCCACTGTTTGCCATCAATCCAATCGCAACTGCACAATCTTCTACGCTATATCCTAATGCACCTGCTACTGGTGCAACATACTTGAATGTTTCCCCCATCAAACCAACATTTGTGTTTGACTTGGAACTTGCCATTGCCAACACATCTGCGAAATGTGCTGAATCTTCTGCTTTCAATCCAAACGCTGTTAATGCATCTGTAACAATATCAGATGTTGTTGCAAGGTCTTCCCCAGATGCCGCCGCTAAATCCATGACTCCTGCTATACCATCCATCATTTGTGATGCATCCCAACCTGCCATAGCCATGTACTTAAATGCATCTGCTGAATCGCTTGCAGAGAACTTTGTTTTAGCACCCATCTCTATTGCCTTGTCTCTCAATGCATCAAACTCAGAGCCTGTCGCACCAGAAATCGCCTTAACCTCTGACATTCCTGCTTCAAAATCTGACGCTGTTTTTACTGCCGCCGCACCAACCCCAGCAAGGGGTAATGTTACACTCTTTGATAACAAACCCCCTGTTGTTTTAAAGGCACTTGACAAACCATTCATTTTTTGTTCTGCTGTTGCTGACTTGTCCCCGAACACCTTTAAATCGTTAAATGCGGATGTAAACCCTTTCGAGAACTTTGAGGTATCGAGTTCAAGATATGCAATAGCAGTTCCCATGTTTACCGCCATGCTTATCCTCCATATGTTTTATAAAAATCTTTGAAATTGTTATAATGTTTCGGTTCTACTGTCTGTTCTACATAATAAGGTGTTTCATCGTTTTTCAATCTCGCTATAATCTCGCAACACGCTTCATTAAAACAAAAAGCAGTATAACTATCCTCAATCCCTAGAATAACACTAGGCAGACAGCCATACTGCTTAGACATAGCGAGGACGCTTTCTATCTTCCTACTCTGTACGAAAGGATTCTAATGCCTTTACCCCCTGCTGTGCATAATTGAAAATAAACATCATCTGTTCATCTGTCAACTGTACTCCTGCTTCTTTCAACTCACTGTATGTAGGTTCAACAAATGTTTCCTCTGCCATGAGTTCTAATACATCAAACATCTGTGACATCATGTTTTCTTCATCTGGGTCGAATCCTGTTCCATCCTGTACAAACAACTCATTTGCACGAACAAGCAATGTGTTTGGTATCTTACCCTGTTTTACCATTCCGAGCAATGAAGGTCTTTTTAATCTTGCAACAAATCTCTGACCTTCTGCGAAACAAGGTAGTTCAACCAATGTTCCGTTTGCATACTGTTTTAATTCCGCAATCGGTGTTACTGTTAATTCTGTTGCCTTTGTTGTTTTCTTTGTTCCTGCCATGTTCTTAATCTCCTTTTACTCTTTGTTCTACTTTGTTTCTAATGCTGTTGTATTCTCACTCTTCGTCAGACCTGTTTCTGTTTCATCACTCATCAGAGCAACTCCGCTTTCCCCTTCACTGTCTGACAGTGCCATCATGTTTGTGGCTTCTACGGAAGAGGAACTAGGAAAAGACGGTAATGCTGAAACATAACTAATCTTGTACGGTGCTTCTCCTGTCTTTGGTGCTGAATTGATAACATACTCTGGAAGTCTGAAAACTCCATCTTCTGTGTTAATTGTAATCGGTGTTCCTTGACAGTTTGGATAAGTAATTTTTTCATACTTAACAATCTGTCCAGATGCATCATATTCTGCTGAATAAGCATCTAACTCAAACACTTCTCCTTTTTCTGCACTACCTGCAACTGGTGGTGTGTAAACAAGTGTTTCATCGCTTCCCTCAATGCTACCACCTTGAAAGATTTTCACAAGTTCTGGAATGAACACATTGTCTGTTAATGTAATCTGGTGTCCTGTGATTGTTGTTTCCGCAGGTTTCTGTGCTAACAATCTGCCGAGTTTTACCAACTTCACTGCATCTGTTGTTTCAGTCTGTGGTTCAACACCAATCTTGTTTGCGGTGTCAACTGCAATCTCCATTCCACTTTCTTCTGTTCCCGTTCTTACTACAACAAGAGCAACGTCAATGGTAGGAATACCAACCGCTTTCTTTTTTGTTCTAGGCATTTGTTTTTTTACCTCCTTACCAATTTTCTATTTTTCTGCAACCTTGATACTGAAAACTTATCATATGTGCTTTCACTGTATCATCATAAAAACTAGGTGTATCATTCCCTACATACATAACCAAAGGGAACACCTTTTTCATTTTCTTTTTTGTTTTGTTCACAAGGGTTTCAAGACTACTGTAACTGTCTTCTGGAACATAACACAATATTGTGTACAAAGGTCTTTCACTTGATACGGTTGTTTCACTGATTGCTCCATCTGCCTTTACAACAATGTATTCTCTCAAACAATCCCCCTTGTGTTGGGATGGAAAATATACTTCTGTTCCATCTTCTTCCAAAATGTCTCGTATTTGTTTTAAAATCATGGTTGTATATACCTCATCAATGTTTCATAACCTTCTAATACTTCTTTTGACATTGCATTGACCGTAGGTTGTAAGATTGCATATCTTTTTTCATGGCACAATTCCAGATATACACCATAGTCCACACCATGCCCTATATGGATTCTGACCTTGTTAGCCATAACTTCTACCCATCCAACCAATCTCTGTCTTGCATGTCCCGTTCTATCGGTCCACGGTCTATGATTCTTAGCATAGTTCTCAAACTTCTTTGCACCTTCCTGTGCATACATACGAATTGCAACTTGTGACTTTGTTTCAGCACTTTCCAGATTCGCCAACAACTTAGATGCATCTATCCTAATTCCTGCCATTTAACACCATCTCCAATGATATGTCTGTTACTATGTTATATTCTTGTATGTTATTCTTCTCCACAACCTTATATGTGTTTCCATTGATTGTAAGGAAATCTTCACTCTGTATGTTCTCTGTTCCATCATAAGCAACTAACAACATTGGTTGTCCCTTGCTATGCGTTCTTGTTCCCTCTTCTATGTTCTTTGTTATATACCCTTTTGAAACATGGAACAACCCACGAATAGTTGCTACCTGTTCTGGTTCTTCTTTCGTAGGTTCTCCATACTTATCTGTTTTCTTACGAAACAATTTGTATTCTGTTCCATGTATCTGTATTTCTCTCAATACCTTGTGGAGTTCCATTCTTAGCCTTGCTTCATTCATTATGCCAACACCCCACTGTTCGTTGAAACATAATGGGAGGCTAACATTTTGAAATAACTAGAACTGTCCTGTGTTGTCAATCCGCTGACATTCAACCCTGTTGTTTCAGCCTTGATAATCAGCCCTTCATAACTTGCTTTGTTTACATCTCCATTGTTGTTATCTAACAACGCCTGTAACTCATCCTCTTCAAAATATGGGATTTGTTTTTCCCTTAAATTGAATTTCAGTTGTCCTATCTTATCCATCTGTCAAACCTCCCTTCTGTTTACATCTTTGAATCTCTGATTGCTTTCTGAATAATCTGTCTCGCTTCACGAACATTTCTTGCACTTGATGTGTCAATGTTATGTTCCTTTGCATATTCAGCCAACTGCTCTTTGTTCATCTCTGAAATCGGTACTGTTTCAACCTCTTCCTGTTCCTGCTCTGTTTCAACCTCTTCGTCAAAATCTTCATCCATCATAGATGCTGTGTTCGTTCTTTCTTCTCCAACAAGTTTATATCCCTTGTTCTTGAACAATGTTTCATAGGAACGCTTGCTGACTTTGACTTCGTGTTGTCCTCTTCTCGCTACTACCATTGCCATGTTTTGTTACCTCCCTTACGCAATTACATCCACGATGTAAACTTGGTCTGCTGTTGGGAAGTCTGGCAGACAAATCTGTGTAACTTTTGTTTCAACCTGTACAGGGTCTTCCTTCTTCATTGTTGTAACTGCAACACCTGTATCAGTGATTGTTACATTTGAGGATGCACCAGACATAAGGTCTGATTCTTCTGGTGTTGTTCCAAACCATGTATTCCCTAACTGTCCAGAAGGGAACATAACAAATACATCGTCTGCAACAAATCTCTGTGGTGTTCCTGTTTCGTCTTTGTATCTCTTATCATTTACAACAATCTGTAAACCGAGTTCATCTGCAATGTACTGTTTGATTTTCGCATCTGAAATGAATCCTGCACCATCTGTAAGAACCATAATGGATGCTTTAATCTCATTGTTGATACGGAAATAACCAAACACTTTGGAAGAACAAGTTGCTCTCTCAACTGTTACACCTGTATCATCTGTAATCTTCTGAATACCTGCACGAATGTCTTCCATGATTGTTGCTGTTGGGTCACTCCATGACTTTTTAACTGTTACTTTATGGTCGGATGGCATCTGATAATCATACTCATATACCTGTCCGTTTCCTTCCATCACGATTGTTCCTGTTGTAAGAGCCATCATACGCATACGCTCTCTCTGTGCCGCCGCACCTTCAAGTAGTGTCATTTCATCATTAAAGATTCTGTTCACTACTGCATCAATGTATGCTTGGTTGTTGCTCTCAATAACTTTGTTTAATTCCTGTCTGAGTTCCTCATCAATGTACATTGATTCTTTAAAGAAAGGCATTTCTGCACTTAACTTTTCAAACCCAATTCTCGGACGAGGAATAGCCGCAACATCAAATGCAGACGCTTTCAGAACAACAGGAAGTCCATTTGAACCCTTTAACCATTTGAGGTCAAGTCCTAACTTCTTGTCATCTGGGAACAGTTCCTCTCCCATGTACGGTGCTCTTTCCTGTACGAGAAGTTCCCAATAGGCAACAATCTCTTCACTGATAATTAAATCAAAAATACTCATTGTTTGTTATCCTCCTTATCATGTTTTAGCAAGCAACGAACTTAATCATCGGTAATGCTGTTTTCACATAAGATGTAAGTTTCGCTTTTGTTGTATCATCAATTCTGTTTGTGTTTACAAAACCGAATAACAGAATCGCTCCGTTGTTATCTCCTACTGTTACGTCAACATCATGTAACAGAACTCCTACCGCATCAGATGCTTCGCTTGCACTTCCTGCTTTTGCCGCTGTGAAGGCTGTTTCTCTTGCATCCAGACTACCTGTAATCGGTGTTCCTGCTTTCGCAATCTTCTTGTTTCCTACTGTTACCCCTACGCTCTGGTCTACCACAATTCCCATAGAAACCTGATGTTCTACTGCAAAAAGAATCTGGCTTCCAGAACCAAATGTTTCTTTCTTAACTCCTGTGTTGTTTAACATCTCTGTGTTACCTCCTTAACTGAAATAATGGCTTTTGTTTTTCTTACGTCCTGCAAGAAGTCTTTCAGCCATAGAACCTGTATGTTCTTCTTTCTTCTCTGTTCCTTCTTCTGTCTGTTTCTCTTTTCCAGACTTTTCAGAAGGTTTTGTAACTCTTGCTCTTGTTACTGTTTTTCCTTTTGTTCCACCCTTTGAACCTTCGGTATCTTCCTCGTCTGCTTCTGCAAAATAAATCTTACCAGATGTTCCATCTTTAATCTCTGCGATAACTGCATTGATGTCTTTGTCCTTTGTTACCTTTGCTTTCGCAACAAGTACAAGGTCTTCTACTAACTCTGGTTTTGCACCTAACTGAATTGCTGATAACTTTGCTTCTGCAATGATTCTCGCTTCACGTTCTGTTGCGAGTTCTCTTGTTGTTGCTGTCAAAGCATCTTCTTTCTTCTGCAACTCTGTTTTGTTTGCTTCATCTGCTTCTTTCTGTTTTGTTACAATTCCTTTCAGTGCTTCTGCATCATCAACTCCGAGTTCTTTCAAGAATCCAGACAACGCTTCGCTTTTCACTTTTTCAACATCTACTTTTGTTTCTGTTGAATTACTCTGCTGTGTCTGCGTATTGTTGTTCTGCTGATTCTGCTGTTGAGTGTTCTGCTGTGTTCCATTTGCTCCCTGCTGTCCCTCTGTTCCTTTTACTTCTTCTGCCATGTTCTAATTCTCCTTTTCTTCAAACTGCTTGCTATACTTTGTTTGCAAGACTTTCATTTCTCTTTCTAACCATTTTTGTTTCTTCTCAATGTCTTTCAACTTTCTTCTGTATTGGTTTTCATCCTTGATTGTTTGTAGCATTGCTGTGTGTCTACGAATCTGTTTCTTTAAAACTAATGTTGACTGGCAATCATAACAAACTGTATATTGTGCCTTACAATGCGGACACTCTATGTATGTTCTGATAATCTCCTGTCCATCAATCTGTTTTGTTTGTTCCTTCAATAAGTTGTTAAATTCCTTATGACATCTATCACAAGTTACTTTCAATTATACCACCAACTTTCGGAAATGTCAACTGTTCAATCACAACTTTTTTATTTTCATCAAATAATTTTTTGCCACTGCACAGTTCGTTTAGTGTTTCCCTTTTTTCTCGGAGTTCTTTCATCCACTTGTCTTTTTTGCGAACATCTTTCGGACTTACTGTTTCCCCCTTCATGTTCTTTCTTGCAACCTTGATTGTCAATGCTTTTAACTTTCTGAACATCTCCAATGTTTCTGTATTATCTAACTGTACCGCAATCCGTTCTTTACAACGCTTGCAATCATAATACATCAACTTGTAATATGTTCCCTCTTCATCATACACATCAACACGAATCAAGTTGCTAGAATCTACTATGTTGACTTCTCCGCATTTGCTACATACTCTCTGTACTTCCACCTTGTTTTGTTCTCCTTCCTGTTCTCTTATTTGTTCTATGAAACAAAGTCCAATGCATATCTGTCTATGTCTGGATATGTTCCAATCGGTGCTTGATACCATTCCCCTATACGCTTTGCTATATCATTCATACTGTCTGGTATAACTGCTTCAAAGGTACACATTCCATTCGGATGGTCTAATGGTAACTGGTCTTTGGGGAACACTCCAACCCCTAAACCGAACTGGTCTGTTTCTGACCTATCTCTGCATATCTCACACACCCTGCCATGAAAATTAGATGTGAGCCAACGATACCCAACAACAAAAGGGTCATTCCTGTTTACATTCTCAAAACTCTGTTGATATGCATGGCTTATCATGGTTCTCGCCAACCTCAACGCATTGTAATCAATCTTTCCAAAATACACACTGTCTTTTATTTTGTTTCCTGCTTTGTCATATCTCCATGATTGAATTGTTCTGGCAGGTTTTTTTGCACTAGGGTCAACATATTGTTCTAACTCTTTTGCTATCTCAACTGCTGACTTTCCTTGTGCTGTTCCTATTGATATAATTTTGCTCAAATCATCCTGTGTTCTTTTGTTATATCCCCAAATTGCTTTGCTCAATGTCCATCCATCTTGGTACACATTACCGCTTGTAATATTTCTGATAATCTGGTCTGGAACATAACTGAAAGCATTGTGTATGTCCTCATCCTTGAACCCACATTGTTTTAGGAATGTTCTTGTATCTTCCACAACTTCATTGGAAACAATACGCATATCTCGGATGATTCCATTTTGAATGTCATTGTTTAACTGTGTAATGCGATTCTTAATATCACGTTGTAATAAAATTAAGTTTTGTTTCTGTAAATTGTTATTACCTAACTGTCCAACCTTTTTTGTCACATCTCGGTATAATTGTTGATATAATCTTTCAATTTCTTTCTGCTGTGACATAGTGGTTGATGTTCTTACTTGTTCTGCATTTTTCAAACTGAACTTTTGTTTTGCCATATTCCACCGCCCTTGCTTTTATATCTCTATTATACCATATCAACAAAGGATGTCAATACTATTCTTCTGTTATTTCGGATTCTTTTGTCTGTGTTCCTCCCAAAGTCTGTTCTGTCTTTACTCCTTCAATATTTGTTTCAATCTGTTCGCCTGTTCCTCGTTTTGTCAACTCTGTCTGTACCTGTGTGTTCATGCTCATAGAATCAAACATATTGTTTTCAATCGCAATCTGCATCAATTCATCATCAATCTGTGCATCTGTCTTAAACTCTGACTTTCTCCATTTCTTAATATATGACTTTCTGCTTCGTGCATTTGCCGCAATCTCTGCAAGATCTGATTCCTTCTCTTCCTGTTCATCTTCCATGAGTGCATAATTCTCTTCTACTTCAATATTGTACTGTACCTCATCCAGACCTGTTAAAACATAGAAAGAAATAGCATCCGATTTGTTCAACACTGCTAAATCTATGATTGCTTCAACAATAAATTCAATCGCAGGTTTCCATGCTTTCAACTTCTCATCACACCGAACTGTCAGCGGATAATACAACGCTTTCAATGCTTTGCCACTTGTGATTGTTCCCTGCATTGTTTCTTCACTGACATTTGGTACATCAACCTCATTATACATTGTTGTTTTCAATCGGTCAAGCGTAACCTTCACTGGTTCTGTATGGTTCATACTAGGTGCTAATGTTCCGACTTGTGGGGAAACATTGTTCTGGTTCTGTTCTGATTTCAAATCCCAGTATGCACCTGCACCAGAACTAAGGTTCTTTGTTGTCTGGGAGTTCATATCCACTGTATAGCGAATCGGGTTCATGCCCTTTCTTTCGCTATCAATATCCCCATTCCCTAACCGACTATAAGCACTCTCATATTCTGTAAGGCTTTCAATCTCTGATACTCCTCGCTTATCCTCTAATGTTCCATCATTCAAGATAATCACAGCAGGAATATAATCAAGGTCTATCTGATGTTTTGCAATTACAATCTCCTGTTCTTTTCCTACTCCATTATAAAGGATAGAACTCATGTAAATTGTTCCGTTTATTTCTTCATATCTGTTTACCAAATACATTCTGTCTTGGTTTGACTTTGTTTCATTCACATTCTCAAAACTGATAAACTTTGTTAATCTATCTGAGCCATATTCTGTTTCATAATAAAACTGCAAACTGTTATAGAAATGTGTTTGTATTCCATCCTCTTCGGAAAAGTCCACCAGACACGCAACACGCTTTCCAATGAAACAATCTTTTGCACTCTGTAACAAATCTCTTGAAAAATTGCAACGCTTCAAAACCTTGTCTACCAATCTTTGGTATTGTTCTGCTTGTTTTGTTTGTTCTGTATCAACTGCCTGTATCATAACATCTGGCGTTTGTGAAAACATAAATCGTGCTTCTTTATCAATCAATGTTTTCGCAATCTTAAACCGAATGTCCGATGGCTGATAATCTCCGCCACTTCCTTCTGTATAGAACTCTGCACCCTTTTTGTAATCCAGATAATTTTGTTTTATCTCTAACAGCTCTTTGGTATATAGATTATATCCTGTTGTTATCTCATTCTTTAAAACAAAATAAGGAAAACTAGCAAGTGCTCTTGTTACTTCCACATTATATTGTTTTTGTCTTGCCAACGGTTTTTCCTCCTTTCTTTTTCTTTTATTATAACATAACATAAAAACCATGTCAATAGAAAAGGCGACATTTCTGCCGCCATCCTTCTATCTTTCCAATGCTCCGCTTGCATCGAAACTATATTCTTTTCCACTGATTTCTATTGTTTCATTGCAAGCCATTTCTCCATCATCTTTGAGATAATACTTTTTGCCATTCTCTGTTGTCAACCAATGATTTTTTAACATACTACCCACAGGTTGACAATTTGCATCTTTGTTGTACCAGAACCATTTTGTTTTGTTTTCTTCATCCACAACTTTATGCCATCCTGTCAACATACTTCCTGTTGGATAGTTTTTGTCTTCTCCTGCAACTCTGCAATAATAATCATAATCGCCAACTGTAACAGAACCTTCCACCATAGAACCATGTGGATGTTCTCCTTCTGCTTTTGTTCTAAGGTAATACCACTGTCCACCAATGAACTGCCAACCTGTCAACATTGCACCCACAGGCTTGTTCTTTGTTCCTATTGGGTTCAGATAATACCAATGCTTGTCAATGTACTGCCATCCTGTTGCCATTCTGCAATCACTCTTCAACCAATACCAGTTGCCACCATAACTCAGCCACTCATTTGCTAACGCATATCCTTTTTCATTGAAATAATAATAGCAATCTAACAATAACCACTGTGACTTCGGATATGTTCCGTTTGCATATCTGTACCACCATCCAACTTTGTCCAGAACCCATTTGTCTGTGCTTGTGCTGATTCCAAACGCTGACAAAATACCTTGTGCTAACTCATCCATCCTGCTGTTAAAGATTGATACATCTGTTGCATTTGAAATAAAACCAAACTCAACAAGTCTGTAATTGAATCCCTTTGCCGCCGCTCTGTTTGGGTTTGCAAGGTCATTCCTTCCAACAATTTTGTTTGCTCTGCCGGGGAACATAGCACCAACAAAACTAGCCAATGCAAGGTCATAAGAATCTGGATTGTATGAACCCTTAATAATCACATGACCGCCCCTAGCACTCGCAGAAACACTGCTGTCCATGTGCAACTCAATAATACACCAATCTTTCGGAATAGACAGTTTGCTGATTCCATTATCCGCATAATAGTTTCTGTTCACATCTCCAAGTGTAACATTGTCTCCACCTAACGCTTTAATTCTGTTTGCTAACGCACGAACTCGTTCTGCTTCTGTATATCCATTTCCAACTGCTCCACTATCTCCTGCTCCATGTCCTGCAATAACATATAAATGTGCCATTGTTCTTTCTCCTTACTCTGTTTTGTTTTCTTCTGCTTCTACCTCTGGAATACCTGCAACACAAGTAAAAAAGATAATCACAGTTGCTAATGCCGCGGAACTAAATGTGAGTTTCCAATCCACCGAACCAAGCGTTGCCGCTGTTGTAGGTAACAAAGCAACCATCGTTGATGCAAATGTTCTCACACATCTAACTGCTGTCTTTTTAAGCCACTCTTTTGTGTTTACTGATACCTTTACTACGCTGTTTTTAAACATCTTGTTTCATTCCTCCTTTTCTGATTTCAAGTTCATCTACCTCTTGTTTCATTTTTATTATCATTCCATTGCCACCCAACGCTCTGTATGCTTCAAACATCTCACAGAAATTTTGGTAGGCATAGGATGGAATGTACCCCAATGCACAATATTTGTCATGGTACTCTATCAACTGAACCCTCAACAATAACATTGTACCTTTTGTGTTTGCATCTCTCTTTTTGTTTGTTTGTTTCAATAGCCACACAATATAGCTTAATATAATTGGTAATGCTACTGTGTATGTGTCTAACAATATCTTCTGCACATTGTCTTACCTCCTACGAACACCGCTTGCTATTGTTCTTCCTGTCTGTTCTTCTGTGTTATCTACAATAGGTGGTTCTCCCACACAAGCAAAGAACTCTGGTTCTCTCCCTTCCATGATTGCAACTGCAAACTCTAAACCATTATACAACCCAACCATGTAATTGTCGCTTGATGTTTCAAGGCTCTGCTTCTGTAAATCTCTGATTCTCTTAACCTCATTTGTTTTGTTCTTTAATGTGTTCACTCTATGTTCTCCCTTCTACGTTTCACATGAAACATTAACCTGCTTTACTGTTTGTTTTGATTTCCTTAATATCTGCAACTGTGTATGTATCTAACGCATACCATAATGCAGAGAATGTATGTGGGTCAATATTGAACTCATCATAGATTGCATTGCCCTTTGAATCTCTTTTATATGTAAGGTCTTTCAATTCTCGGATTGTGTTCTTACATCTAGGGGAACAAACAATCTTGTTAAATCGTTTCATCTTTTTGGTGTTCTGCAATCTACTTCCAATGTATTTCTTCGCACCATACATATTGTAACCCTGCTGTCTGTAAAACTGAATTGTTTTAGGTTCTGCTGAATCTGCACAAATTGGTTTGTCACATCTCCCTGCTCTTTCTGCTACTGCATGAACATCTTCCCTTTGTGAAAACCTATCATCTGTAATATGGTTCATGTATACCTCATCATAGATATATAATACTTTGTTTGCATCATCAACGCAACAACTTATAAGTGCATTATAACTTTCCTCAAAACCAAAGTCAAGTCCAAAGAAATGAAATTGTGCAGAAATACTGTTCACTTTGTTTCGGAACTCTCTGCTGTCTTTTGCTACAACAAAGTTTGGTAATACTCTTGTTCCATTTGCACCAAACCTGCCCCAACGAGCAACCACCCATAATTGTTTGTCAGTTCTCTTCAATCCATCCAGACGTTTAATGTACGATGCAGGAAGGAATGGGTTATCATCTGGTAAACTATGATGGTAATATACTCCATTTCTTTTGTTTACCAATGTTCTTCTGCGATAGAACTCTTCTGGACTTTGTATTGTTCTTTCTTTCCCCTTATCATCTGTGTGGACAAAGAATGTATTGTACACCCAATTTTCTTTTCCAACGGGGTTTGTTGTTAAGATAAAATGTAACGTCACTTTAGGCTCTCTAATACGTCCTAGCAACTCGGTATATGCTTCATAACGTATTTCGCTACACTCTTCCATCCAAACGATGCTGACACCATGAATGGACTTGATTTTCTCCGTATTATCCATTCCTCGGAATATGATGCGTGAACCATTCGGAAAACGTATTTCCATCGGACTTGATATTGCAACAACCTTTCCATTTGTTCTGCTGTTATATCTGCTTACCTCATCAGATAGCAGGTTCATCTTTTCAAGGATTTCCTTGAACAATGCGAAACATGATTCTTTTATTGTTTCCCTTACTTGTCGAACAACAAGTGCTGTACGTTTTTCCTCCATCAATTTGAGGATAATCTTCAATGCTACATGATAACTCTTGCCGCTACCATATCCACCCAATAACAGGTATTGTTCATAGTCCCAATCGGTTAGAAAAGAAGCAAATCTGTTTGAAACCTCAATGTCTACATTCATGCTTGTTTTGCTCCTTTGTTTAATATATGCACAAAACAGATAAGTTCTGCATGGGAGTTTAGGTGTTTGAAACCTAATGCTTTGCTTATCTGTTTTGCTTTAATTATATTATACCATATTCAATTTGTTTGTCAAGGTTATTTTAAAATATCTTTGAGAAAATCCAAAAACTCGCCAACCTCTTCTTTGCTTACCACACACACATGTCCTTTCGCTTTTCTCACTTCTTCATTCATTCCAGAAATTTCCATCATGCGTTCTGTTACACAAGCAATCGCAACCTGTCCTCTGTCAAGTTCTTCACGCTCCATCTTGTCAAGTTCTAACTCATCTGCTTTTGAACTGATAATGGTAAACAATGTGTTGATACCATTCAATACACAACCCTGTGCCATCTCGATTTCTTTCAGATGTCTTAATAATTCCTCGTTTGTTACTTCCTGTTTTGTTTCTTTGTTCTCACTCATGTTCTGTTCTTCCTTTCTTATGAACCACCTATTTGTTTACACCTATATATTAACATATCCTTAATGGATTGTCAATCGCTTATCTGTTAAAAACTTTCTTTTGATTTCTTCGATGATGTTGTGTGCCATCCAGTGCCAATCATAACAACGTTCCAATTCATATCTTGTTATTGTCCTGCTATATCTGTAATTGTTTACGAACATAAAGGTTAAAACATAAACAACTTTTGTTCCGCTATTTTCTTCTCTCACATAAATCTTTTCTGTTCTCAACTCTTTGCTTACTGTGTTTGCAATACTCTGTATGTACTCCCTATGTTCTCTGTTTTCTACTGTTTCAATGTACAACACTTTCAATCTTTCTACCTCCCTTCTATTTCCTTTATTCTGTTTAACCCATACTGTCTAATTTCTGTTTTATATGATTCCATTTCGTTCAATGAAATAAGACCAAGACCAAACAATGCTTCTGCAACTCCATACACTTTCCACTGGTATTTTCTTATACTTTCTTTGTTGATTTCTACATTATCAATGCTTTCTTTTGCTGTGTTCATCTCTCCCTGTAATACCATATCTGCTCTGTTCTTCATATCCTTCTACCTCTCTGTTTGTTCATGTGCTTAACAATTCCCATAAGAGCAAATCTCAAATGCAACTGCCAAGTCTTATTTGTTTTCCTTTATCTTGATATAATCATAACACAATGTTTTGTTCTTGTCAACACTATTTATAAGATTTCTTCCTGTTCCAGATATTCCATAAAATCATCGTCTAAAATCTGTAACCCTAAATAATTTGTTATGATGTCTAACATTTCCACTGCATCCATATTTCTTTCTGTTACCGCTTCTGTTATCTTACTGTAATTATCCTGTGTACTACTCATCTGTTTCGTCCCCCTTAGTCTGCGATTGCAAGAATCATAACAAAATTATCCTTCATCACTAACTTGTCTATGAACTTTTCCAATGCATCCTGTGTTTTAAATGTCTTACGCTTTGAAACAACTCTTTCATTTTTGTTTACTTCCTGCCATGCTAATTCTTTCATGTTCTTTGTCCTCCTTCAATGACCTGTTTTCTTTTAACTGTCTTTATTATAACATCTGTGTTTTGTTTTGTCAACTACTTTCTAAAACTTTCTAAACCAAATGCATTAGCGATTGCTTTTCTAATAGATAACTCGTTATTTAAATATCCAGAACCTTTGATGCACTTTACTGTTCCGTTTTCATCCTCTGCATACATACCACGCATAATGTAATCTGCATATACCTTGAATGTTCTTGTTCCTTTATTCATTGTAATTGTTTCAACTTTACTCTTCATAACTGTTTGCTCCTTCTCTTTTTGTTTTCTCTTTCATTTGATAATTCTATTATAACATAATATATCATAAAGTCAACACCTTTTGTAAAACTTTTTGAACAAAATAAAAAGGACAGAAACAATGTTCTGCCCCTTCCTGTTAGATTCCTTTTATTGGTATCTTGATAATCGGATTGTAGTCAATATACTTTCTGTTCTTCTTTGACCTTCCTTTGTTTGATGTGTCCAATCTCACTATGTTACTGCCCCACTTCTTACGCAACAACTCAAACTGTTCCTTTTCTCGTTCCATATTCCTATACATAGCACATCCACCCTTTTGTTCTGACTGTCTACACACATAATGGTATTTGTTCAATCTCAATGCACCTCTGTACAGGTTCATGTTCTGTAAGGTCATGTCATAATCTTCTTTCAATGGTAATCGTTCATCATATCTGAGTTCATTCCCTTTGAGGAAACACTGAAAAGGACCTCCGATATATGATGTTGTACTGAAAGGAGAATACTGCCGATAGGACATTGTATCACTGTTACAATTCAATCCCCAGAACTTGAAACCCCAGTCATGGCACAATAAGGAATAACGATAAAGAAAATCTAACAATTCATCTTGTTTTACTTTTACTTTCTCATAAGCGTATGTTCCATCTTCCGACATTTCAAAATGTTCGATTGCTCGTAAATCATCATCAATCAATAACACAATATCTGCACCATGTTCAAACTCTGTATCAAGGATATAATTGCGGACTCTGCACAGATTCCCTTGTACGCCTTTCGGACACTTCACAATGTTTTCTTGATGTTTTGGGTTGAACTCTAAATATGCTTCATACTCTTCTGGCGAAACATACACTTTGCAAAAAGGAATGTAACTCAATGTCTCCACCTTATACCGTTTATAAGACGGACAAGCAACAATAATCTCTTTACCCTTATACTTCATTACCTTGCACCCTTTCTAACGCTTTCTGTCCGTCTAGCACTCTTCCTACACCTGCTCGCATACCGAATGATTTCTTGTTTCCATCCTTCTTTGTAGGATATGCTTTTGTTTTCTCAATCCCAAACACCCCCATAGCATTTAACCAATCAACCTTGTTATTGAACTTTAACACAATGTAATTGTTTTCCTCATTCAAAATTTCTGTAAAAGGTACTTCTCCTTCTATCTCTTCCACATCATCAAACAATGAATCTGTTGAGAATCCAAATGCTTCCATGTCAATGTCTGATTTCAGCAGTTCTTCAATTTCCTTGTTTATCATCTGTTCATCATAAGTTGACTCTGCTGTTTTGTTTTCAATCAATCTCCATGCTTTGATTTGTTCTTCTGTCATATCATCCAGACAGATTGTTGGCACTTCTTTCAACCCCGCTTTCTTTGCCGCAAGGATTCTTCCATGCCCTTCTACTACATTGTTATTACTATCAATCGCAACTGCTCTGTGTTCAAAGAATCCAAACTCTTTGATACTATTGCAGATTCTCTCAACCTGTTCTTTCGGATGCTTCTTTGCGTTCTTCTTATAAGGTTTTAAATCCTTTATGTTCTTGTATATGATTTCTATGTTGTTCTTCACTGTGTTCTATACTCCTTTCTAATTCGTTGTGTGTTCTTTGTTTTAAACAATATGTTATGTTCTATTGTTCTGTACACTTTTGATATACTACTGCTTACTTAACACATATAATAGCCATACTTCTTTATCTGTTCTATCTGTGTGAAATATAATCTTTTTGTTACCTGTTTTTCTACCCTTCCATAACAATCAAAGTCTGCTGTTATTTCATGGAAACCATACTGACTACGCTCCCCTATATGAGTGATGTTTGTTACATAACATTCTACTAGGTTCATATCTTATACACTCCTTTATGTTGCATATTCTAACATACGTTGTTCTGTTCTGTCAACCTTTTGTGCTTTGATTCTTTCCACTGCTTCTGTATTTCCTAACAGATACTTGATTTGTTTTAAACAGATTTCTATGTCTGCAATTTCTTCTGCTATCATATACTCTGCATGAACCATATCTGTGTTACAGGTCTTATCTGCGTTTAGGATTCTCTGATACTTACATAATGCTTGTATCAATTCTCCTGCTTCTTCTGAACATTGTAACATTCTGTTTTCAATTCCAAACTGTTCTGCCTGTTCATATATCCTTTTGTTATACTCTTTCATGTTATTATACCTCACGTTCATATACTACAAGAACTGCATCACGCAACCCTGTTGTTATTAGTGGCGAAACAGTAAGGTTTGTTTTTCTTTCCACTTTTGTTGCAACCATACTCACAACCCTATGTCCTGTTTCAATCTTCTGTTGTATGAGTTCTTGTATGTTTCCTTCTCCCACAACATATTGCTCAATCACTTGCTTTTTCATTTTCTCTGTCCCTCAATTCCATCCATGCAATGACATTCTTCACTCGTTCCTGTTCTCTGGCTTCTTTTGGTTTGATGTTATGTTTTCTTGCATACCTTCTGACATAATTGTTTATGTCCTTTCTTGCTCTTTCACTTACTTTTGTTCTGCTCATTACTCGCCAACCTTTTCTGCAAATACAGAACAATGTCCTTGTCCATCTTCTTGTATCAACTTGATTCCTGCATATTCTTCTGTAAGGTCAATCATCTCTGACATCTTTACAACCCCACCTGTAAATGCTTCATACAAATTCAAACAATCATCAACAAACTTTGGTATGCGTTTCTTTGCTGACTTCTGCCAATAATCAGCAATCAGAACATTAGTTGGTATCACTAACATCATGGTAAGGATTTCATTTGCCAACGCTTTTGTTTTATCCAACACCATTTGTTTCGCTTTCTTCTGTTCTTCCTGTCTGATTCTTTGTTCTAACTGTTCTAACTCTCTTGCTGTAAATGTATAGGTTCTGTTATCTTTCTTCTGTTCTCTCTGTTTTCTTCTTAATTCTGCTCTACTCATGTTTACTGCTCCTTTTATGGTAATATTGTACCATGTTCTTATAGGTTTGTCAATATGTTTCCACAAAATAATTCATTTTGTTCTGTATGTTCTTTTACCCATTCTAAAACAGACAACTTACGCAAGCCATTTATTTGCCCTTTTAAGCCACTTTCTATGCTAGGGTTAAGACTTATAAGGGTATGGGTTCTTCCTTCCTTCTGACAAGCACACAGGGCTTCTCTGCTACTATCCCTCATAGATGTCATTTCCCCAATCTTCCTCGTCTTCGTCTTCCATCCAATCTGTGCTGTTCTCTGCATCCCATATGTCCTGTTCATCCTGTTCATTTGGTTGATATGTTTCCCCTGTTGCAACAAGATTGATAGTTACGTTGCTTGTTACCTTTCCTGTGTTCTCAAACATATCTAATTTGTCCATCATGTCAGTAATTTCTCTGATTGCTGAAACATCCCCTGTCAGTCCCTTTTGAAACAATGCAACCATTAGCAGAGAACGGTTGGTAAGTTCTTCATCTGTGAACCCAAATGAACGTAACACTTGCTTCTGTTTGTCCTTGTTTGTTTTCATCTCTAATAGCTGACGCATACAGTTCTGTAACGCCATGTTTTGTTCTTTCTTTTTCCTTCTTGCTTCTACACCTTTTAGTGCAATCTCTCTTCGTTCTTCGGGCGTTCTGTCTTTCAAATTTACAAGGTTTCCCTCAACATAAGACCTCGGTGCTTGCCCTTTCTTTCTACCCATGTTCTTTGTTCCTCCTTTTTGTTCTCCTTTACTTTTGTTTTGTTCCCTTAATACAGAACAAGACAAGGTTGCCCTTGTCTGTTAATTTTATATATGAACCACATTGCCGCATGAAACACAAAATATAATATGAAATTGTTGAAACATTGTTTATAAGTTACATGGTGTTTATCGGTCACACCCAACGGAGATTCTTTGTCTCATCTTCTTGTACCACGACTAATATATGGCTACCATATGCGGCAACATGGTTGTTTCTTTTTATTGGTAGGCATTTCCTTTACAGGCTACCACTTACTTGTGTCAATCCAAGCACAACTCCTTATGCTGTTATTATATCAGAGTTTGTTTGGTTTGTCAACACTTAATTGTAATACTTTGGTCTAAACATCGTTGACCTGCTTATGCTATCATTCTTTCTGTTTTCTTTGACCTTCTCCATCTCTTTCTGGAACTCTTTGTACCTCTCGCATTTTCCATGACATTCTGCTGTTCTTTCTTTACATCCCTTGCAAGGTGCATAACTCATACTATAACCATCCTTTGCTTTTTAGGTAATCTTCTACTTCACATAAATAAAGGATTGCTTCTTGTGTGTCCTCTTCTCTAATACTGATAAAACCATTTTCATCCTTATCTGTGAACCTATTCATCGGTAACGGAAAACCTCTCTCTGTCACATGGTTCAATTTATAACTAACCTCTTTTATATACTTGACAACTACCACCAACACACAAGACACCACCAACATCTTAGGAGTGCTTAAATCCGTCCTAGCAATCACAATCGGTATTAGTATCTGTATCAATACCGCAACTTTGTCTAACTCTTCAATAAGTCCGTATTTTAAAGTTGCAAACAATTCCGCAAGTGTCTGTAATAACACTTTCATTATGCTGTTCTTTCTTTTCTGATTCTTCTTTGTTCTTCTCATTACTCTATAACCCTTCCTTTCAATCCTTCTTTGATTAACTGTAATTTGTCCTTCAATCTCTGTCTGTATGATGGCATCCTACATACCTCACACATATATTTGTTTTGTTTCAGATAGAACATCCCTGTTGCTTCTTTGCAGATATTACAATTCCGTTCTTGTATCTCCCCTTCATCTGCTGTTACATATAACGTGAGTTTCACTTTCCTGTTCCAATCATCTGTTTCTACCTTCTCAATGTTATATGTCAAATATTTTGAATTGTTTACTGCAATAATGTTTGTAGATAACCATTTGCAACAATTCAAATACGCTTCTTTTGTTGTTCTTCCTTCAAATTCTTTCTCTGTTACTTTCTCTGATATTAGCATAGTTCTACCCCTCCATAATTCTTTGTTTTGCTTCAACTGCCATCTTGTCTGCCAGTTCATTCAAGGGGTCGCCCTTATGTCCTTTGACCTTAACCATTGTTATGTTCATATTCTTTTCATACACAAGTATGTACATCTTCTCCCAGATGTGTTTGTTCTTGATTGGTTTTCCTTCCTTTGTTTCCCAACCATTGTTATGCCAATTCCGCAACCATCCTTTTGTAATAGCGTTCACAACATATGCACTATCACAATACACTGTGACCTGTTTCACTTTGCTTTTAAAGGCTTTTACTAACGCCATATACACTGCTGTCAATTCCATTTCATTGTTGGTAGTCTGTTTCTTGTTTCCTGTTCCGATGTTCGTTTTGATTCCTTTATCACATGGAACAACTTCTACATACGCCCAACCACCTTCGCCGGGGTTTCCACTGCAAGCACCATCTGTATAAAATGTTAATTGTTTCATTGTTCTGCTTTCTCCTTTTTCAAATCTGCATAAATCTTAATAATTGCTTTTGCTACAACCTCCCACAATGTTCTGCCATTTACGTCCCCCATCCAATCATAGGTATCTGTAACATGAATCACACCCATGTGGTAAAACTTAAACTTCCCATCTTCTGCATATGTCCATATCTGTTGTAATTTATATGGGTATCGTTCACACAATCCATGTAATGCTTGTTCTAATAAATCAATCGGTGCTTGTTCTGTTTTTGTGTAATGGTTCTTTTCCAGAATCCTTGCAACTGGTTTTACCTTCCACAAGAATCTGTTAAGCAATTCTTTGTTTTCTTCTTTGTTACAATCCAACATGATAATGTCTTCTGTTTTCAATCTTTCGACCTCCTGTTTGTTTCGTTCCAATAGAAAAAGGCAGATAAGTTTTGTTTCCACCTACCTGCCTTTTGACTTCATTTATTTATTTGTTATACGAAAACTGTTCTACTGTGTTTTAGATTTCCCAATCATCGTCTTCGTCTTCATCATCTTCTGTTTCTGCTTCTGCCGCATCTGCTTTTTTCAGAAGTTTCACATAAGCATCTGCTGACTGTTTCGGTTTTGTTTTGATTCCTCTATCGGAACACATCTTGAACAATTCTTTTGCAGACTTTCCTGCATATGGGTCTTTTTCTTCCTCTTCGTCCTCGTCCCATTCATCATCGTCTTCTGTTCCTGCTCCATCATTCGCTTTCAGAACTGCGATAAGGGATGCTTTGTCACGTTTCTTACACTGTGAGGAAATTCCTCTGTCACAACACAGTTTGTACAGTGCTTTTGATGTCATGTTCTCATAATCATCTTCTGCTTCATCCTCGTCTTCATCCTCTTCTGCGGCTTTCTTTGTACTTGGTTTCTGTGCAGACTTTGCACCCTTCTTTTTGTTTTTCTTTGGT